ATTATAAGCTCTGGCTTTGGGTTCTATAATGGTAGCGCCAGAAATTTGGATCTGCATCCTATCACTTCCAGAATTATCATCCTTGCGCCCATCGTGAACTTCTACCATGAACGGCTCCTGCTCATTGCCCAATATCATGGAATCTACATTGGTCACCAGGCGGATGGCAAAACCCTTTTTATTCAAAAGAACAGAATAAGTAATAATGTCCATCGGGTTCATACTGTGGAGATTAAATGATAAATCAACTTCGAAAAAAGCGTTCCCGTTTTTGAATTTTCTTTTGATAGACCTGTCAAAGTCCTCGGGAACGATGTTTTTAAAGATTATTTTCGGTTCAGCAGAAATACTCTTGCCTGTGCTGTTCGCCGTGAATGAATATTCTTTGGCGTTGAAAATTTCGATTTGTCGAATTTCACGAAAGAATTTTTCTGGAATATTGCTGATTTCCACCATATTTTAAAGTTTTTTTACGAAAATATTTTATTTGGCTGGTTTTCTAATCGTTGGGCGATTTTATCCTTTTTCCTGTTAAAATCTCTAATGATAGTTTGATAATAGGATTTTTCTTCCTCGTGTATTCCGTAGAAATTCAGCAGGTTTTCTATGGATGTTTTATACTCTATATCATAGTAGAGTTTATTGAGAACTGCAGTTTCATACAGATGCTCACGAAACAGACTTTCCACCGCACGCCGAAGCAGCTGCTCGTGCGTAGGAAGAATGCAGATTCCGTGTTTATCGGAATAAGACAATTTGAAGGAAATTTTATATTCCTCCTCGAAGACTTCGTTTTTCCCACGATCATCCCAGTTCGAATTTTTCTTGCTCAAAAGAGAACTGATAAGAATACCGAACCAATTATCTCGGCTTGGCTGATATTCCGCACCAAATTTCTG